GAACGAGCAGCGCGAAGACTGCCTGAAAAGTTCGAAGATTTCGTTGAAGAAGTTGGAGAACAAGAAGAACCAACGCCAGTTAAAAAGAAACGGGTTGCTCGTGGCGGTCCTGCTGTCGGATCTGGAAAAGAGCACGCACCTGCGTCTACTCGTAAGGAAGTTTACATCAGTCCTGAGCGTAAACAAGCCATGATGGACCACGGTGTTTGGGATGATCCAGTGCTTCGACAGAAGTATGTCAAACGGTATATGGAGTGGGATCGAGAGAACAAGGCTTAAACAGGCTTGCGTTTTTCAAAAATCCAACTTATATTTCAAAAATCGCTGAAAAAGGAGCGACATTAAATGTCAGACGAACGAATTAAGAAAACCTCTGGTGGTAACCGCACAAGCAAGGCGATGCAAGATCGTCCGGTAACAGAAAATCGTGAAGTTACTGAAGATGAGAGGTTAGAAATGTTCAGGCAACAATTTTTCCAATCTAGTCTACCAGACCTTCCCGACATTCCGGGTTGGCATCTTTGTTGGATCACTACAACAAACCCTAGAGACACTGTACAGCATCGCATTCGACTAGGCTACGAGCCTGTCAAGCCAGAAGAAATAGCTGGTTGGGAGTATGCAACAATCAAAGGGGGTGAGTGGGATGGCTTCATAGGTGTCAATGAGATGTTAGCATTCAAACTCCCAATGTCTCTGTATGAAAAATACATGATGGAAGCTCATCACGATGCTCCCATGCGAGAAGAATTAAAACTCGCGGAGACAGCTGCGTTGATTGAAGAACAAGCACAAGCATCTGGCGGTAAAGTTGAGAAGGGTGATGGCACGGCTGAGATTGGTCAGTATCGGGAGGCTCAATTTGACCTCTCGTGATCCTCAACTTTCAACCAATAGGGAGAATGCAGAATGTCTTCAGTCTCTGCACCTTTTGGCTTTCGTGCGTCTTATCACAACAGTGGGCAGATCATAGCGAAAGCCTATACTATTGCTTCGGGATACGCTCAAAATGTATTCCAAGGCGATCCCGTTAAATTGGTCGATACAGGTGTCGTACAATTAGGTACAAGCGATGGCACTCGTAGCGGTACAACTGACGGTATTTTACTTTTAGGCATTTTCGCCGGTTGCCAATATATTGATGCTCTTGGAGTTCCGACTGTGTCACCATACTGGCCTAGTGGAATTGCGGCGACAGAAATTACAGCTTGGGTCTATGATGATCCAGAAATTCTGTTTGCAGTACAATATGACAATCCATCACCCGGAACAACGGTACAAACAGCCGTTGGTGAGCAATGTGATTGGACTGTCGCTTCACCGGGTGGATCAACAAGAACTGGTCTATCTGATTGCAAACTTACTGCTATTCAAGCAACATCTGCACAATTTCAAATCACTGGATTTGAAGGAACGACAGGTGGCGTTGATAGTACACTAACTGATGCCTTTGTAGTTGCTACTGTTCGTATAAACGAACATCAATACAAAGCAGCTGTTAACTCGGTTTAAGGGGGGTATTGAACTATGGCTACTCCTATGCGTAGTACCGACTTTCGCTCGATAGTTGAACCTATCTTAAACGAAGTCTTCGATGGAATATATGAGCAACGTGCTGATGAGTGGGCTGAGGTATTCGAAGAGTATCAAGGCATTCCTCGACAGTACCATGAAGAACCAGTTCTTTATGGTTTTGGTGCGGCACCAGAACTACCAGACGGTATGGCAGTGACATATCAATCCGGTGGTGTGCTTTTTATTCAGAGATACCTCTACAAAGTATACGGTTTGGCGTTTGCTCTTACCAAAGTGCTTGTTGAGGACGGTGACCATATTCGTATTGGTTCAACGTATGCTAAACATCTCGCTCAATCTTTGGTGGAAACCAAAGAAACTCTTGGTGCGAATATTCTGAACAGAGCATTCAATGCGGCCTTTCCGGGCGGTGATGGCGTTGCACTGAACAGTGCTTCACACCCAATTGTTAACGGCACGTTTAGCAACATACTGACGAATGCGGCAGCACTGTCTCAGACATCTCTGGAACAAATGCTAATTCAAATCCGTAATGCGGTTGACAACAATGGTAAGCGAATCAGACTTACACCAACCCAAATCGTTACCGGACCAGCAAACGTTTTCCAAGCAGAAACTCTACTAAAATCTGCTTTGAGACCGGGAACGGCTGATAACGACATCAACCCTGTTAAGTCAATGGGGCTATTGGGTGACGGTCAGGCAAACATCTCGCGTATTACTTCAAGCACTGCTTGGTGGGTACAAACGGATGCTCCTGAAGGTCTGAAGCTGATGATGCGAAGAGGGCTTGAGAAATCAATGGAAGGCGATTTCGAAACTGACTCAATGCGTTATAAAGCCACTGAACGTTACAACTTCGGTTGGACAGATCCGAGAGCAATCTTCGGAACACCCGGAGTTTAATGAAATCCCCTACCGTCCTATCCCTGTGGCGGTAGGGGTTTTTCGGGATTTAACCTTGTGTATTTGACAGTTCCCGACTGCCGACATACCGACAAATACACGCAACTCGTATGTGAGGAAAAATGGGTACAACTACTTTTTCTGGTCCGATTAAAGCCGGAACCATCCAAGCCACTACTGGAACGGACCTTGGCGTTAACGTAGCCAATGTTGGTTCTGTCGTAATGGCACAGTCAATGATGCCAAACATCACTGGTGCAAGCCAACTCAATCAAAGAGTTGCAGTGCTCCCAGCAAATTCTCAGATTGTTGACGTAATATTAAACGTTACAACGGCGGGTGACGATAGTGGCGCGGCTACTATTTCCGTTGGAACTGCGGCAGATCCCAATGCGTTTTTGAATGCGGTGGATACTAAATCTGTCGGTACAACTCATGGAACGCTAGATACTGAGGCAACGAATGTGTCTGGAGCCGATAGAGAAGTTCTTGCAGATTTTACGGGTGCTACTGGTGACGGTACATCGGGTGTTGCTTCACTGACAGTGATGTATATCCAAAACAATAATCTCTCTTAAAGGGAGGTGAACTATGGCTGATGCAGTCACAACTCAAGTTCTCCAAGATGGAGAGCGACAGTACATTGCAAAGTTTACTAATCTCTCGGATGGTACTGGAGAAAGTAAAGTTACCAAGATAGACGTTTCTACACTTGCTCCAAACTCGTTCGGTTTAGCTTGTAATGGTCTAAAAATTACAAAGGTCGTATGTCAGACTTATGACATGGGTGTTGATCTTTTTTGGGTTGGTGATCCAAGTCCAGCTGGTGATGCTCTCATAGCTAGTTTCCCACAAGGTGAACTGTATGATATCCCATACGTCCCGTATCTACCCTATAATGCAAGTGGCATTAAAGGTGTCGATGCGGCTGGTGATATCGCTTTGAGCACTAGAAATGCTTCAAACGGTGATACTTATACAATAATAATTCATGCAATTAAGGAGTATCACAGACCAGCGGACGTTAGTGGTCTAGTGTCTTACAATGTAAGAGTCGCAGCGGGTACAAACTCCTATGGAACTGGTAATGTTTTTTATGTTGATGATGCGGTAAGCCCACACTTCACATTTGAAGCAAACAGAAGTTATCGCTTTTTACAAAGTGATAATACCAACAACAACCACCCATTGCGATTTAGCACAACGCCAAACGGAACACACGCAGGTGGTGCTGAATACACCGATGGGGTGACTATAAATAATACAGCGGGTACAGCAGGTGCATTCACTCAAATAGATACCACCGACTCAACACCTGAATTGTACTATTATTGTTCAAACCATTCAGGTATGGGAGATGCATGATGAAATCGAGCTATCCCTTCCGAGACGGTTGGCATTTTGATTCTTCGTTTGGTTTCACGAAATCAAGTTCTCGTGGAATGAAAAAAGGTGGATCAACATCTGACAAAAACTGGATTCAGGGGGCTGTAAAAAAGCCGGGTGCGTTGACTTCTTACGTTAAAAGCGAAGGGGTCAAAATGAAAGATGGAAAAATTCCTAAGGGCGTAATTAACAAATTAGCCGAAGGGAAGCCAGCTAAAAAAGGTGCTGGTAAACCATCTGCAACCACTCAGAAAAGAGCCAACCTAGCCAAGACTTTTTCAAAAATGAATAAAGCTGATGGCGGTAGAGTCAACCGTAATATTCGTGATGAGGAAGCTCGTGTCATTGGTGTTCAGGACGATGCCGCTGATGAAATGCGTAGAGTTAGAGCACGAAGACCCAAAGATGCTCAGGAAAGACGCGACAAGCGTCAACAACTGAAAAGAGTTGCATCTAGGGAAAGAAATGCTCGTGACGAAATGCGTAGACTTCGGGGCGAAGCTGAATATGATATTAAACGGAGAAAACGATGAAATCTAAAGGTTATGCCAAAGGCGGCAAAAGAATGATGAAGTCCAAAGGCTATGCCAAGGGCGGTAAGAAACAAGGCTACAACGCAAGGCTTGACGAATCTCTCGGCATGAGAAGAGGCAAAGAGTCTTCCAAATCCCAAAGCATGAAGTCTCGTAGAGATGAAAGCAAGGGTATGGAAAAAGCTATGGGCCGTAGAGCTTATCAGTCTGTCGGAACGATGGATATGAAACGTGGTGGTTCTATGAAAACCAAAGGCATGATGAAAGGCGGTTCCATGAAGTCAAAAGGTGGTTTCAAGGCAATGCCCGGTGATGCCCAATTTAAAAGAAAGTCTTGGTAACTCAAAACTGAACGGGGTTTGCTGTATCAGCATCCGTAATTAAACTTAGGATTGATATGGCATACTCTAATAATATTGGTGTAAAAACCTTTAATTCATTGAAAGTGGTTGATCACGCTTTCAGGCGTTGTAGATTGCCTGCACAAGCGATCACCTCTGAAATGCAAGATTATGCATTAGACTCTCTGGCTTTTATGTTGGATGACTTGTCCAATATCCGAGTTCCCAGTTGGTGCATCGAAAAGATAATCCTTCCATTTTATCAAAATCAACCAGTGGTGACATTGCCACTGGGTACAGTTGACGTTCTCAATGTCAACTTTCGTCAGCCTATGTTTCCAACTGGGACCGTCACATCTACAAACACGAGCTATCTCGTTAATTTTTCTAGCGCGACAATCGTCAACACAGTAGGTGTGAAATGGTCAGCAACTGCTATACCATTAACATTTCAAGTAAGTTCTGACGGTGTCAACTTTACTACGGTAGCAACAACAAATAGCTACGATCTTTCAACTGGGGCGTTGGCTCAAGCTGGAAAGATAGTATGGACAGACATAGTTCCCGCATTGGCATATCAATATTTTAAAATAGTTCCAACGGATGGTGTTTCTACCATTAATTACACATCTATCACGTTGGGTAACGAGCCATATGTCATACCACTGGGAACTCTCAACCGTGATCAATATGTAAATCAAAGTAACAGTGTTTTTGCGGGTCAACCTAGCACTTACTATTTTCAACGAAACGTTGCACAACCTGTATTAAATGTCTGGCCTGCTCCCGATGAAGATACAGAAAAAACACAGTTGATTGTGTGGAGACATCGTTCGGTCATGGACACCGATACTCTACAACAAGAAGTTGAGATCCCTAATCGATGGTTGGAAGCTATTGTAAACGGACTAGCGTCTAAAGTTGCGATGGAAACACCGAGCGTTGACGCGAATATCATACCTTTATTAGAACAAAGAGCTGCCATTTCAATGCAACGAGCGTGGGATGGTGACGGTGATGGATCTCCAACACAAATCAATCCCGGCATTGGACCTTATACAAGATGAGTAAGTATTTAGACCCAACAGGACAACCAACATTCGGTATCGGAATATGTGCTAGATGTTCGCGTAAATTTTTTCTGGCTGATTTATATCCGGACCCCAACGATCCGGGTCTACGAGTTTGTAAAGAAGATAGAGATCAATTTGACCCCTACAGACTACCACCACGAAGACCAGATCAAATCGTGTTGCCATTTGTTAGACCTGATAGAAATATAGACACGCATCCCGCTGGTTTAATACAAGAAGCTGGGGATGAATTTATTGTCACGGAAGACGGTGATAATTATCTGGAGATAAATTAGATGACTAACGTTCCAAGTAATTTAATACCAACCAGAATATCGCAACTACCTACGGCTCCGGTAGCATCTGCCGATGGTATGTTACTGTTCAATTATCAAGGTGTTAGTTATCAAGTCAGAGCTGGAGACTTACTACAAGTTGCAGGAGTTCCAACCACACGACAAGTCATAGCTGGAACTGGTTTGACAGGTGGTGGACAACTCAATCAAGACATAACATTGAGCGTTGCAAGTGGTGGTATTGGGACGGTGCAACTTGCAGCTAGTGGAGCAACTCCCGGAACATATGGAAGCACAACTCAAATACCAGTAGTCACCGTTGATTCCACTGGTCGTATTACAGCCGTAAGCACGGTGACTGCTTCTACAGGTGGAGTGCCAACTTCCACACAGATTATTGCGGGCAATGGATTAGAAGGTGGTGGTAATTTAAGTTCGAATGTAACATTGACGGCAGACTTTGAAGACAATGTTCCGTTAGTTACAACGACAGGTGGTGCAGCGGGAACGTCCAATGAATTATCAAGAGGGGATCACCAACATCCACCCGTAGATTTATCTAACCAAGATCAAATAGATGGCGTTTTACCAATTGATCAAGGTGGTACAGGACGGAGTATAACATCAACTCCCGGAGGTATAGTTTACGGTGGTAGTGGTGATCTTGCTATCGGTCCAGCGGGACAAAACGGACAAGTTCTAGTTTCAGGTGGAACCGGAACATATAGTTGGGGATCGGCTCTTCTACAATCTGACCAACCAGCCAACGTAGTCTTTGCAGGTCCAACCTCTGGTGCGGCAGCCCCGACAGCATTTCGGGCATTAGTTGATGCAGACTTACCTACCTCTGGAGTTACACCCGGAACGTATGGATCATCGAGTGCTATCCCTGTCGTTGCAATAAACGACAAGGGTGTAATTACCTCGGTATCAACTGCATCTTTTCAAACGGGTTTAAATTTCCAAGGAACATGGAACGCCTCGACTAACACACCTACACTAACATCAAGCTCAGGGGTAAATGGTTATTACTACATCGTCAGCGTTGCGGGTAACACAAACCTAGACGGAATTACCGATTGGGAAGTAGGTGATTGGGCTGTATTCGCAAGCACTGGGGTTTGGCAAAAAATCGACCAGAGTAACACTGTCACATCCGTAAACGGTCAAGTTGGTGCTGTTACACTTACTGCTAGTGATGTGGGGGCAGTGCCACTCAATGGAACGGGTGCCACGGGTACTTGGGCCATAAGTATAACTGGTAACGCAGCTACAGCAACCAAAGCAACCAATGTGGCAGGGGGTTCAGCTAATAGAATTGTCTACAACACATCTGCCGACACAAGCGACTTTATAGCCGCTCCATCAACTGCAAACAGATTTTTAAAATGGGATGGAAGTGCCTTTACGTGGGCAGGTGCAATTACAACGGCTGTAAGTGCATTTAGTGCAGGAACGACAGGATTCACACCCAATAGTTTAAGCACTGGTGATATTACACTTTCAGGTACACTTGTCCCAGCGCATGGCGGTACTGGACTTACATCACCCGGAACTACTGGAAATGTACTGACATCTGACGGAACCAACTGGGTTTCATCAGCACCAAGTGCAGGGGTTACAACTGACGATGTCATTGCATTAGCGATTGCATTGGGGTAAGGAGAAAACATGGCAAATGCTTTTGAAAGAAAATTATCAAGGGATATAGGAACGTCTCTGACGGCAGTTGGTTCGTATACCGTCCCTGCAGCGACTCAAACAACTGTGATTGGTCTGACAGTTGCCAACACAACGGGGGCCACAGTCAACATTGACGTTACTTTAAATGACGGAGCAAACGATACTTACATCGTTAAAAGTGCTCCGGTGCCTACGGGTGGTGCAATCGTACCAATCGGTGGTAATCAAAAAATTGTTATGGAACCTAATGACTCGATCAAAGTTAAATCAGACACAGCTACATCCATAGATGCTGTTTTATCAATCTTGGAGATAACTTAATGGCTAACCCTTATATTGGTAATGCACCAACCGACATACCTTTAACAACCCAACAACTAGCAGACGGCATTGTAACGACTGCTAAGTTGGCATCCCCCATTGCTCCTACGATATCCGGTGGAACAATAGACAATGCTGTAATTGGTGGATCGACGCCAGCAGCTGGAACGTTCACATCATTAACTGCAACTTCTGGTATTTCAGGGGGAACATTTTAATGTATAATACAATTAATAGGAGACTCTAATGCCACAAACTGGTTTTACACCTATTCAGCTATATCGAAGTTCGACATCTTCGAATACACCAAGTGCTAGTGACTTAGTAGACGGTGAATTAGCTATCAACACTGCCGATGAGAAACTGTTTTTCAAAAACTCGTCAGGGGTAGTCAAAGAAATTGCATCCTCTGGTGGTAGCACTGGCGATGTTGCGGGGCCAGCATCAGCAACGGACGGTGCCATTGTAGCTTTTGATGGAACTACCGGAAAACTTGTAAAAAGCGCACCACTTACTTCAGGTAACGTAGTAATCGGAAATGGCACGGGTGCTCCCACCTTTGTTGCTCCGGGAACAGTTGGTAATGTTTTAAAGAATGTAGGAGGTAATTGGACATCCGCGGCGGGTGGCATAGACGCTCCAACAATTGTGAGTGGTAACACAAATGCAACGTCTGGACAGTTTCTCGTAGCTAGTGCGGGATCTATCACTATAACCTTACCAGCTGGTCCATCAGCAGGCGATTTTGTCATTGTTAAAGACGGTACAGGTGCAGCAGCGACTACAACTTTCACCGTAGCAAGAAATGGGAGTAATATCGCAAGTTCTGCAAGTGATTTAATTTTTGACAAAAACTTTGCCGAAATCACGATGACATATATCGACGCAACCATAGGATGGAGCGTATAATATGAGCAATCTGTCAGAGCTACTGCCCTCTGGCGGTGGGCAAAATAATGTAGAATTTGTGGCTCAAGGTACGTTAACCAATGGGCAAGCGGTAAGGTTACGAACTGACGGTAAGGTGGAAGCAATATCGGTGCAACCCGCGGGTATTTCAAGCAACATAAACGTTGATGCAGATCAACCACGATATAACCAATGTATCTATGTAAGCAACGTAAATCGCGTTGCCATAATTTTTCAAAATAACACCACGGGCTATCCAGAGGCAGTAATAGGAGAGGTTAGCGGATCATCAATTACTTTCGGAACTCCTGTCCAAATTACAACGGTTGTTTCGTATATGCCAATGAGAGCAACATACGATGCCAGTGCAGATAGGCTCGTTGCTTTTTTTGGTGATGGTGGAAGTGCCGGTTATCGTGGGTTTGTCGGAACTATAAATGCGGCAACAAATAGTTCGTCGTGGGGATCTGAACAGCAAAGAAGTTTGGGAATACTGTGTAAAGCCAGAGCTTGTATTTATATGCCAGACGCTCTACACACGCTTTTCATTTTTTGGCAAAATTCAGGTAATGGATATCTAAGGGCCGCAAGTGCTAAGGTAAATAGTAATAATACAATTACTTGGGTTAGTCAGACTAACATACAAACTAGCAATGGTCCGGGGTATAATGACTATGGGTGCGATGTAACGTATGATTCAAATCAGCAAGTAGCCATAGCGGGATACAATTTTGGGTACTCAACCAGTGTAGCTGCAATAACTATTGGTATGGATACATCTGGCAACATAGCTATAGGAACACAGAGAAGCCTCTATAGCGCTGGTTATTTCGATTGTGTAGCCATTGACTATGACAGCAAAACCCAAAAATGCGGATTAGTAGCAGACGCTGCGGGTAATGGTTATATGATTGGGGTTTATGCTGACAGTTCAACCACTCTAGCCCAAGGTAGTAGTGGTCCTTACAGCTTGGGTGGTTTATTTGGTGGTGAGCCAGAGGGATCAATAAAATCAAACGGTAACAATCAATTTATTTACGCTTATACTTACAACAGTAGTGGTGTTATCAAACCTGCTTATTGGTTAATGTACATAGATAGTAACAATGATTTGTATAATAGCTCTTCAAGCATCGATATTGCCTCGGCATCAAGTAATGGGGATTTTGATATTGCCTACGATACAACTACACAAAAATTTATCATTAATTTTTATTACAATGGTACGAGTGATAAAAACCAAGCCTATCTTTATAACTATCCAATTTCCAACAATGGCGATGTAATAGGTATAACATCACAGGCTATTTCATCTGGTGCCAGCGGTAACGTAAGTTTGCTTGGCGGTATTAACGAATCACAGAGTGGAATGACGCCCGGTGATACTATGTATGTTCAGGGCGATGGCTCTATAACTAATTCAAGCAGTGGAACCTATACACCTGTGTTGATTGGCACGGCAGTATCAGCTACTACTTTAAACATTAAGGATCTGTAATGAGTAATTTATCTGATCTACTTCCTGCAGGTGCCGGTGGTAAAAATGTAAGTTTTACGGCTAACGGTACAATTTCGCAAGGTGATGCAGTTATTATTGAAAGCAATGGTCAGGTCGCTCCTGTTTCATCACAATCAGCGGGTATAAATGCAGGTCAAGCTGTCAGTGGTGGACAGACTATTGAGTATATCGATGGGTGTTACGATGAAGCGTCTGGTTTTTTCACTCTGATTTATAGTAACAGCAACGCAGGTAGTGTAGCTCAAGTAAGGGGAGTGCAACCTAACGGCTCTTTAGGTAATGCGGCATCGTTTTCAATTGGCAACCCTACAGATTTAATCACTTCTGGCACACCAACATCCGTGGGATCGGGTGTAACGGTGGTTGAAATTCCTTCGATTGACAGAGTGGTTGGTTTAGCTAGTCTTTCTTCCCCTCATTACATTAAAGGAAATGTTGTAACTCCGGGATTTAACAATACCGTACAAAGTAGCGTTACACTTGTTGGACAACAGGCACGAGGGGTAGCCGCGTGCTATGTTCCAAGTGTTGATAGGTTATTTGTAGTAGGTTATGACACTTCCAATGCAAGATTAAATTACAATCTGTGTTCTGTTTCAACATCAACAATTACACCCTTAGTAAACAGTTCAACAGGTGGTAACATTGCCGTACCTTTTGGCGTAACTCCTTATTATCCCGTTGTAACGTATGATTCAACTAATGATAAAATTATCTTATTATGTACGCAAAGCAATAATGCGATCATCAATGTTGGTACGCCATCTGCTTCTAACGTTAGTTGGGCAGGATGGACTACGGCAGTAACTGGGGGATTCACTTCAAGTTATGGATATCATGACATTGGTTACATTCCCGACTCAGATGTCATATTTATTATATTCGCAGATTCTTCGAATGGATATTATCCTACATATCAAGCGGGAAGACTAAGCGGAACAACTTATGCACATTTTGGAAGCGCGAAAAATGTTTTGTTTACGAACAATAGCTATCCTAACATAAGTTGCGATTATAACTCTGGAATAAAAAAACTCGGAATACAGTGGGCATCGTCTACGTCTGTTAGGCAACAAACTGTAACTTTCAACGGTAATACGGCTGTGTTAAGTGCAGTTACGGGCAACCAACAAGGACTTAACAGAAATAATGCTAGAGTGGCTTCTATGTCCACAGTCAAACAAATGGTGCAAATGTGTCAAAATCAATCTAGTTCACCCGGAGGAAACCAAGGTGAGGCTGTAATTTACACACCAGAGGCCTCTACGGTTTCTAGTTTTATTGGAATTGCAGATGAAAACATAGCAAATGCTTCTACGGGGAACGTAACAATTAAGGGTGGTATAGCAACAACTCAACTAGCTACCCCACTTTTCGAGTATATGAATAAAAGTTTCAGCACTGCTAGTCAGGATACAATACCTGAAGAAGTGAGGTTTAAACCTGATGGAACAAAATTTTATATTTTAGGTGGCAGTAGCGATCAGGTGTATCAGTACAGTATGACTACACCTTGGGATGTTTCCACTGCATCTTATGACAATGTAAGTTTGAATGTACAAACACAGGATACAAATCCGCAGGGATTGGCAATTAATGCAGACGGAACATCATTTTATATGTGTGGTCAAACTGATGCTATTTATCAATATGATTTAACCTCAGCCTACGACTTGAGTACAGCTTCGTATGCGAATAAAAGTTTTAGTTTCAGTAGTCAAATAGGTAGTGGTGCACCGTGGGGAATACACTTCAATAGCACCGGAACACAATTATATATGATTAGTAGTTCTGCCAGTGGTCCTATTTACCAATACAGTTTGTCCTCAGCCTTTGATGTTTCTACTGCTTCCTATGCAAATAAAACTGTTAACGCGGGCCTAAACAATACAACTTCATTAACAATGACTCCCAATGGAGTTACCTTATACGTTTTGGATTATGCAACTGGTATTTATAAATATACACTAAGTGTGGCAGATGATATTTCTACAGCTACCTATGATAACGTTTTCTATAATACAACAGCACAAGACCTCTATCCATTCGGGGTTGCTGTAAAAACTGATAACACTCAACTGTATACAACAGGCACAGAAAACGACAGTGTTTATCAGTACAGCCTTTCGACTAATTTGACCCCAAACAGTGTGTATTACGTCGCAGACGATGGAACAATCTCAACGACTTCGACAGGGTTGAGAATAGGTAAGGCATTGAGTACATCCAGTATCAACTTGGAATTTGAAACATGACAAATTTATCTGATTTACTCCCTGCGGGTGGCAGTGCAAAAGAAGCTACAGCCATAGCCTCTGGTAATATTGCTACTGGTCAAACAGTAGCACTCTTATCAAACGGACAGATAGAGGTGGTGAGTGAAACACAAATAAGTCAAGGGTTTGGATCAACGGTTGTTTACGAGTCAGGTGGCAACTACCCACAACAAGTAGCTGTAACTTACGATACCAACGTAGATAGAGTTTTTGTTTGTTATTACTTTAGTGGGAGTTATCCCCGTGCACAAATTGGAACAGTTAGTGGAAGCACTATAACTTTCGGAACTGCTACCCAAGTGATGACTCAGACAAGTGGCGCAATAGATTGCTGTTTTGATGAGAGTCAGAATAAAGTGATTGTTGTCAGTTACGACAACGGAACGACAAAAGGTGTCAGCGCAATTGGTACTATTACCAGTGGCACTAATAATGTTTCATTTAGTTCAACGTCACAAATTTATAATCAACAAACCGATTACATCAGATGTGCATACGATCCGGTGCAACAACAAGTTCTTGCGGTTTTCAGAGATGCTAATAGTTATGGGCGAGGATACGTTGGCACAACATCAGGATCAACAACTACTTGGGGTGGTACACAAACTTATTCTACGGGGAACCCGATTGACAATGATCTCGCATACAGTCCAGACGATCAGTGTTTTTGTGTTATTGCAAGAAATATAAGTTATTCCGATGTTAGGGCATACATTCTTACAATCAGTGCTAGTCAAATTGTTTATCAAACACAAAACGTAATTACATCAGGGGCAAGTTACTATAATTATTTAAAAATTCTTTACAATACGGCAGAAAACAAATTTGTTGTAGCTTTCCACAATTCTCAAAACTCCGATGGTGAGGCTTATGTTGGCACAGTAATTTCCGCAAATCTTTCTATGAGTTTCAGTGGGGCAAATCAATTTTCGGCTAATCAAGTTTCTCAAATCGGAATTGGATATGATCCAAGTGCCGATAAATTGCTCTTTGTTTGGCGTGATGATACCACTGGATATAGTTATTACAGTGTTGGTACGCAAAGTGGAAATGTAATTAACTTTACAACACAAACATTATTAGCTCCGACTGCTAATTACCGATTCCCTGCAATTGAATATGACCCTGATGCACAACAATTAGTTCTCGCTTATCAAAACCACGCCAACGGAAATGGCGAAGCTAGAATGTTCCAAAATGCCAAAACGACAACTAATAATACTGACTTCATTGGCATAGCGGCTGAGACAATCTCTAGCGGTAACAGTGGGAAATATAATCCACAAGGTGGGGTAGCTATCACCTCAGAGTCTAGTCCGGGTGAAGCGGGAACACCCACAGTATTTACAGGTGGAATCAGATCGGCTGATATGAAAGCTGTATTTGACAGTGGAAGCAATCAAGTTGTGTTCGGATTTCAAAATTTTGCTACAGGTCATGGAACATCTATCGTTGGAGCTATAAACTCATCAAATAACACTGTATCGTTTGGTGCTACAGGCACTTATCAATCACTTTCTTCGAGTTATAACAGTATTGCCTATGATGCATCAGCCGACAAAATAGTAGCTGTTACGTCTGATCCAACTTCTTCTAACTATTATGGAGTAGCCTATGTAGGCACTGTAACTGGCACAGGTATTTCATTTGCTAGTGGGGTAGAATACAGACAAACACAAATACAATCTCAAGACATTTCTTATGATTCTACAAGTCAAAAAGTAGTTGTTTGTTGGACTAGAGCAACTTACGGAGAATCGGCTGTAGGAACCATATCAGGCGGTGCAATTACTTTTGGATCTATGACGGAGTGGCAACAACTAAGTGGAGCAATTAGTTATGTCAACACCACTTATGACTCAAACGCTGATAGGACAGTAGTCGCATATCAACGTTCAGGAACAGGGTTAGCTTGTGTGGTTGGACAAGTTTCCGGTACCTCTATCACATGGGGTAGTAGAGTTGATCCAATTGGTGCCATTGGCGTTGTTATGTCAGAGGGGGGAACAATTTGTTTTGATAGCCAGAACAACAAGGTCATAATCCCCTATAAAGATAATTCGTCATCATACGGAACCGTGGTGGTCTGTACTGTAAGTGGTTCAACACTTAGTGGAGGAACGCCTGTTCCATTCACGGACGTTGCTATAAATGGTCAATCTCTGCAATCTACATTCGACTCCAATCTCAACAAAGTAATTATCGCTTATTGTCACCAATCCGGAGACAACTATTTACGAGTTGTTACAGGCACGGTGTCTGGAACATCTATTACTTTCGATACTCCCGTTGCAATTACATCAACCGATATCAATCCATCTTCCGTAGCAATTGCCTTTGATTCAAATGTAAACAAAACAATGGTAGGCTACAATGACAACTCAGCGAGTGCAGCCTACGGTGCAGTATATCTAACAACGGGATCAGCAAAAGATCTCACGATTGATGCTACTTATTACGTGCAAGGAAATGGCGAGTTAACACAAACCGCTGGTGGTACTAATGTAGAAGTAGGAAAAGCTGTATCAACAACACAATTATTACTAAAAGGAGCACCATAATGAAAACCATCGTAGAAAATTCTACAAAACTAAGTAAGTATCTGTACGAAGATGACAAAGAAATTTTGATGGAAGCAGGCCGTATTACGATTGGTCCTGTAGATAACCCTGAGTTATATGTCGGTTGCCATAGCATGAACGATTGCACGTTATATGAAAATATTGAGGGTCCACCAGATACTTGGGCAGGCAATAAATATACGTTTGACGGCACGACTTGGACCGCCAATCCAGATTGGAGAGACCCAGTTGAGCTTCAGGCAGAGTTAGATGCAGAGAGAGAAGCTAGATTAGCTGAAATTGAAGCGGCTAATGCAGCATCGGAAGAGGCAGAAAGTTCTGAGGAAAGCTCGGAAGAGAGTTCAGAGTAAGGACTAAGCCATGAGCTATACAATGACATATGATAGCTTGTTAGTGGACATACGCAGGTATCTTGAGCGTGGGTTTACACAAGCTAGTGATCAAATTGTTTTTGATCAATTGCCACGTTTAGTGACGTTAGCAGAGAGGCGTATAGCTCGTGAACTCAAAATCGAAGGTTTTATCCGAGCGATAACAACGCCTCTGTCTATTGGTGTTAGCACCTATCTCAAGCCAGACAGATGGCGTGACACGATTTCTATGACGGTAGACGGGACGCCAATACAAACAAGATCATATGAGTACCTTCGTAATTACTGGCCTAATGAAGCTCAAACAGCATCACCTCAATTCTATGCTGATTACGACTATGCTAATTGGTTGATTGCTCCAACACCAAATGCAGCTAGTACATTAGAAATCCTTTACTATGAACAACCTGCACTGCTAGGTCCAAACTTGCAAAGTAATTGGCTGACGGACTACGCACCGGAGTTGGTGTTGTACGCTTCGTTACTTGAGGCAACCCCATTTTTGAAAAACGATGAGAGAGTACAGCTATGGCAAAGTCTATATGACCGATGTGCTCAAGCATTCAGCGGTCAAGACTTAGGAAGAATACTTGATCGTGCGGCACAAAGGAGTGAAGCATAATGCCTATTTATCAAGACGTTTTTGGCGGTGCTAACATTTATCCTAGTGAAATCAGTTATAGCACTCAAAACTTATCGGCTGATGTCACGCTGAGTTGGCCCGAAGAAACTTCAACAAATACTAACTTAGCTACGCGAATAATTGATGTAACACAAACGGGTGCAGGTTTTAGCATTATTGTTCCAGATGCCCAAAAAAGCGGAACTGGTAATACAATACTATTCAACAACATAGGCTCACACACGTTTCTTGTAAAAAATGCGGGCGGTATTCAACTTGGATCAATTGCGGCGGGTGAGGTTTATCAATTATATTTGACTGATAATAGCACCACAAATGGAACATGGGTGTTTCTGCAATATGGAGCTACTACATCAACTGCCAACGCAGCGTCATTAGCTGGTACAGGTATAGTCGCTATCGGAACGGTATTATCGCAGTCCGTACCAGTCACCACGTTCAATACTAACTTTACAAGTGGCGTGGATGATCGAGCCAAAATGTTTAACTACACGGGGGCTGGTGGTACTTACACATTGCCTGATCCAATAACGGGTGGTGACAACTGGTTTGTTTATCTGCGAAACTCTGGATCAGGTGCAATAACGGCAACACCTCCGGGGGCAGTTACAATTGATGGTGCAGCTAACTTACCGTTTCAACCGGGTGAGTCAGCTATCATCGTAACAGATGGAGCTAACTTTTTTACCATTGGTTTCGGACAAAGTGCTACTTTTGCATTTGATTACACCACAATAAACATTGCGGGTACTGGTGATTTTACACTTAGTGGTACTGAACTAAATCGAGTTGCTTATAAATTTACTGGAGCACTTACGGGTGCTCGAAACGTAATAATACCAGCGACAGTGCAACAATACTGGATTGATAACAGCACGACAGGATCTTACGTTTTAACTGTAAAAGTTTCTGGTCAAACGGGTGTCACCATTGGACAAAATACGAGAGGTATATTTTATTGTGACGGTACCGATTTAGTAGATGCAGATACCAGTACAGTTTCGTTCCCAATTTCAATAGCACAAGGTGGAACGGGAGCCAACACGGCGGGCGGTGCTCTCATTAATCTAGGTGGTGGGTCTACAGGAATCAGTGTTTTTCAATCAAGCACGCAAACAGATGCGTGGACCGCAATCGGATATCCAAATCAATTTAACGGTGGAACATTCTAGGAATGGCAGAGCAAACCACGATACTTGTTTCTGAACCGGGGATCAAACGTGACGGTACAAAGTTCGAAGGTAACAACTACGTTGATGGTCAGTGGGTTCGTTGGCAACGTGGTTTACCTAGGAAGATTGCTGGATACAAAACGACGCTCAAAACATTAGCAGAGATTAGCCGTGGATTTATTACTTTTAGTCAACAATTACTCGTCTATTGTCATTCTGGCGGTGCTAATACTCTTGAAAGATTCACGCTAGACGAAAACGGAAATAGCTCTATTGTAAGCACAAGAACACCCGTAGCAGTAGCGGCACAAGGGTCGGTAACGTTAGCTGGTTCTGGCGGTGCTGTAGATATGATAGCTGTAAATGGTGTGGACATCATGTCGGGTTCTGTACCTTTCAACACTGATATAAATCAGACAGCCACAGACGTTGCTTCTAACATTACAGCCTTTACAAGCACACCAAATTATACAGCCAGTGCCAATGGGCCAACAATTACGATTACGTCAGCCACAACTGGCGATGAGTTTAACGGATTTATAATTACTACTACCCTCACCACTTTGACTTCTACAATTGTAAATATGCAAGGTGGATCAGATGCAGTCATAGCAAACGCAAACAATTTTTGGATGTTTGATTTCCAATTCGAATCAAGCAGTAATCAAAATTTCATACTTGCATCTGTATCTCCTAATATGGATTGCATTTGTAACGATCAAGACGGACAAATATTTTTTGGTGATGTGCTTGGTACTGGCCCACTGCAAAGTATATCACTTCCAGCAAACACCAATGCTACAGGTGGGATTGTTAGTTTACACCCATATTTATTTTACTACGGCACTGACGGTATTATTGGGTGGTCAGTTCCCGGAGAGCCTACAGACTTAACAGGAACAGGTAGCGGAAACGCTAGAGTGTGGGGTCAAAAGATAATAAAAGGTCTACCTTTACGTGCGGGTTCAGGAACGGCACCCGCTGGTATATTCTGGGCATTTGATGCTGTTATACGGAGCACGTTTGTTGGTGGGTCAGCCGTATTTCAATTTGATATCGTAGCTACCGGAACATCTATTCTCAGCCCATTCTGCCCGATTGACTATGATGGAGTTTTCTATTGGATTGGAACTGACCGTTTTTACTTGTTCAACGGTGTTGTCAGAGAAGTTCCAAACAACCTCAATCTCAATTACTTTTTCGATGGTTTAAACCGTGATCATGCAAGCAAATGTTTTGCCTACAAGGTGCCACGATACGGTGAGATTTGGTGGGCATATCCACGGGGTACAGCCACAGAATGCACTCACGCTGTAGTTTACAACGTTAGAGAAGACACATGGTACGATACAGAATTGCCAAATGGTGGACGTTCAGCGGGTCAATTCAATAACTCGTTTGCAGCTCCAATACTTACAGGTATTGTGCAAGCTACGACAGCATCTGGAACTGGATACAAAGTTTGGCAACACGAGTTTGGTATGGATGAGATCGACGGTCCTGACATTGCACCAATAAGATCATTTTTTGAAACGGCAGACTTGTCTACACTTACACAAGGTGGTGACAGATATCTCCGTATAACAACTATCGAACCGGACTTTGTGCAAGTAGGAGATATGACAGTAACCGTCACCGGAAGGGCCAACGCTAGAGCACCTGAAGTTGTGGGTACAACGTTCACGTTTCCTGATCAAGCCACACAACCTTTTGAACAAATAGTAATGTTGAAAGAACAACGTAGAGAATTAAGAGTTAAATTTGAATCCAACGCTTTATATGGTGATTATCAAATGGGACAGATAATAGCTCACCTCGGTGTTGGTGACGGAACGGATCTAGGATAATGGCGTTAAGTGTTACATTGCCAGTGGGTATTGGTCTTAAAGATTGGGCAAACTGTTTAATCACAGATTTTATTGCCTTTGGTGCATTTGACCCGTTAGACGATGAAACAAAGTGGCAAGATTGGGCTACGCAATTTTTGAATGCAACCAATTTGATTGAAGATTTCCCAGACCCGTATATGTATGACGATTGGAGAGAGTGGGCAGAAAGATTTGTCCAAACAACGCTATGAGATTTATTGGTTTTGAAAGAGAGATTTCTGCGGAAAAGTGGGCTAGACCGTTACTTGGTCTTAAAGATGAGCCTGAGTTTTTCCGTGCGATGTCGGCAGTTGATGACGAGGAAAAGTTTGTTTGCACTGCAATTTTCAACAACTTTACACCTAGAAACATAGATGTATCGTTTGCATCCCGTGGCGGTAACTGGGCATCTCCGAAAGAAACCTTACGGATGTTCAACGCTATTTTTACTTACATATTTAAGATACACGAAGCGTCACGGGCTACAGCTTTGATTGGTCATAACAACGAAAAGTCTATACGGTTTGTCAAAAGGTTAGGATTTAAACACGAAGGTACAATGAGACAGGCCTACGACGATAACGAAGATTTAGAGGTATTTGGGTTTTTGCGGAATGAATATAATACGCACAGATGGTGTAATGTGAGGACTGCGCGATGAGTATGAAAGAACAAATCCTATCAATTGCAATGCAAGATCCCCGTTTCCAAGAAACGATTACGGTTATTCAAGAACAATTATCTGGTACCAATATGGTAGCTGAGGATCTCACTGAAGCCATACAAATGCTTGAGTATGTATTACAGAACCCAGAAGTGTACCCAGAAGTCCGTATGGCGGCTATAAAAGACGGTTTGATAGATGAGGGTATGTTCCCCCCACAATTTGATGAAGTGCTCATTATAAGCCTTCTAGTGGTCTTGTATGGGATGCAAGACAGATTAGCACAACAAGGTTATGCACGGGGTGGACTTGCAGTATCCGGTAAACAGTTGGCTCGTATGGGTCAAGGTGGTGACCGACAGTTGGCTCACATCAATGATCGTGAGGCCGAGGTGCTCCGTAGGATGGGCGGTCAAGGAACAGTCAACCCAAACACCGGACTACGAGAATACAAAGGTCTTAAAAATATTATCAAGACAGCTTTGCCCATCGCTTTAAGCGTTGTCGCTCCCGGTCTCGGAACAGCAATTGGTTCGGCTATCGGATTAAGCGGAACAGCGGCAAGCATTGCGGGGGGTGCCATACTCGGTGGTGGTACATCCTTTTTGACAGGTGGAGATCCAATCCTCGGTGCTGTGACAGGTGGTTTAGGTGGATTTGCCCCAGTAATTGGTGAAGGTATAAGTGCAATTGCACCCAGTCTTGATCCAAGTATTGTCACTGGACTTAGTGGTGGTGTTACAGGGGCATTAGGGCAAACCCTTGCTGGTGGAGATCCATTAACTGGATTTGCTACTGGAGCAATTGGCAGTATGTTGCGTCCTGAAATAACTAATATGACACGAAGAGCTGGTGAAGTGGTAGTTGACAGTATGAAAAGTGGTATGCCAGCTATAACGACAGAGTCAGGTGCTCCAATCCCACAAACGGTTAAACCAACTTACAATGCATCAGATCTGGTTTCTGACATGGATGCGGTTAGCTTCGATCCGCAACCAGTGACGGAAGACTTTAAATTTGATTATGTGTCAAATTTACCTCCACCAGAGTTAGCCTCTCAAGAGACAAACCCCATGAAAACAGGTGCAATAGACGCTTTTATGAACAAATTAGCTGCAAAAGAAATGGCTGGGGCGGTAAGTGATAATCCTATGCTTGGGGCAGATTTCGCCACAAATATAGCGGAATTAAATACTGTCACACCTCCCGTGAGAGGCGAAGGTATGGACTTTTCAGTTGATATAGAAAAATTAGGTCAGGTGTCACAACCTCAACAAGGAGAAGGTATATTTGCCGGAATTAGAAATATGATACCTGAGTCGATAGCTGAACTATTGCCTGAATCAACCGCAGGTCAACTGCTATTAGGGGGAGCTTTAGCTTCGACATTACTCGGTGGACTTGGTGAAGCAGATCAACTAGCAATTCAACAAGCTGAGTCTAGTGGGATATTTGATCGTCCAATTAATAACTTTGATTTTGTAAAAATACGAACAGAGGCAAATAAACGTGGAATGTCGATGTCAGATTTCTTAAACAGTTCATTTTTTCTAAGCGATCAAAGTAACTACTATACGCCAACTAACGCAGCGAGAGGTGGGATAATGGACGCTCCTGGTTACGTCAGTGGTCCGGGCAATGGTAGGGATGATGTCATAAACGCTAGGTTGTCTGATGGAGAATATGTTATAGATGCAGAGTCTGTATCAATGTTAGGAGACGGAAGTAACGCTGCAGGGGCGAAAATGTTAGACGATATGCGTAAGAAACTTAGAATGCATAAGGGTAAAGTTTTAGCAAAAGGTAGATT